AGATTATATAAACCTTATGCAACAAAAAGAGATTTAAGGAAATTACTATAATGTTTAAATTAACTTTAATTATTGCTCTAATCGCATTTGGGATTAGTAAATACAACGAAGAAGAAATTTGTACAGATGACGGTTGTCCTGAATTTCATAATCTTGAAACACCTTTACCTAATGAAGATGTTAGGGGTGATTTAAGAGAGATTGAAAAAGACTGGAAAAAAGCTGTTGTAGTTGCTTATAACCCAATTCATTTAGAGTATGGTGTTCATAAGATTGTTCAAAAAACTTACAGTTTACCAGATATTAATACATCATCAAATGAAAATTTTGTACAATCATTAAATACTTGTATAAACTACTTGTATCGAAGTATAGAAGTAGAATATCAAATACCTAATGAACTAATTATTGCTCAGGCAGTTATAGAAACTGGTTGGGGTAAATCTAGATTTGCCAACGAAGGTAATAATCTATTTGGTATTAGAACATGGGATAAAGATGAACCATACTTACTACCTATACCGTGGACAAAGTGGCCTGGGTGGGGTGTAAAGATGTATAGTAGTAAATGTGAAAGTGTTGTTGACTACTTACATATATTAAACAATGTTCATGCTTTCAAAGAATTAAGAGAGGCAAGAGCGAGTGGTGTCAATGACGCTTTAGAATTGGCAAACTATCTAGAGAAATATGCTAGTAAACCTACATATATTCAACTAGTAAAAGAAATAATTAAATATAATATAAGAGGTGTTTATGAGTTATAATATGAATTTATTTTGGCGTAGAGCTGCAAACTTGTACAAAATGTATCAAGGTGCCGAAGATCCAGAGTTTAAAAGAATATGGATGGATAAACTACAAGAATTAATGAGAAGTCTACAAGGGGTTGACAAAAGAGAATTAAACTGATATAATACTATACTATGAATATATTTTATTTAAACAAAGATCCTAGAATCGCTGCTGAACTTCATGTAGATAAGCATGTGGTTAAAATGATTGTCGAATATGCTCAATTATTATCAACAGCAAAAAGAATGATTGATGGCACTAAATATGAAGCAAGATCAAAAACTAATAGAAAAGTACAAAGATATAGATTAGAAAATGCCAATGAAGAAGCAACGATTTACAAAGCAGTACATTATCACCACCCTAGTGCTGTGTGGGCTCGTTCTTCTAGTCAGCACTACAACTGGTTGTACACGCTGTTCAGGGAACTTGGGAAAGAATATACCCACAGATATAAAAAAGACCACAGTACAATTGAACTGCTCAAAGAACTTTTAAAATATCCACCAGTTAATTTAAAAGACAATGGTTGGCATGAACCACCACCTGCTATGTCGCATTATCCACAATGTATAGTACCTGGTGATAGTATTCAATCATATAAAAATTATTACATAGAAGCAAAAGCATATTTTGCTAAGTGGACATCTAGACCCACACCACAATGGTTTAGCGAAGGAGTACAATGAGAAAATTTATTCACGATAGTTGGGAAGGTGTAATGAACCTTGATAAAAATCCATTAAGACATATACCAGACTTACAAGTCAGACATTTAGTTCTTCAATTACTAGCATGGATGTGGTGTATTACATTTAGTTTATTATTAGGTAGTTGGACTGTGTTTGGTTATACAGCAATTGCTCACTTTGTATTCATACTTGCTATTATAATAACAGTTGTAACATTTAAAGCTGCAGAAAAAAGTAAGTATTATCATCCTGATGGTACTTTTAAGTATGAAGAAACGCAAGGTAAATACGAAGATATTTGGTAAACATGAGTAAAATAAAAGTACCTTTTAGATATTATGCAGATAAAAAATATCAAGAATATATCGTACTAGAAGATGGTGGTTCGAATGGATATAAAGGTAAATGGTGGGAAAAAATACCAAACAGTAGAGAACTTGGCACGACAAAAAATACAGTACAATATTCGTACAAAAAGAATGATTGAATTTAATTATAATTTAGATTATAAAAATACTTTATTTACACCAAACGATAATAGATATCGCATTGGTCGTGGTGAACAAGGCGTATTACTAGTAAGACCATATACAAACGATATATGTCAGCACTGGCGGTTTAAGACGCCCTATGACGCCGCTATGTCGTCTATGAGAATACTTTATCTCTATCATCAATACAAAGATCAAAAAGATTTTGTAGGTATGGATATGTGTAGAAAGTTTTTAGAAATGGGTTTTACAAGAGCAAGAAGATATGCAAATCACAAAGATGGTAAAAAGTATGATGAGAATGGTAAAGTAAAACCACAAGAAAAGGATTGGGCAACAAGTCCTAAAGCAAAGTCTGCTAAGGTATTTTATCAGGCAAGAAGCCGTGTTGCCAACGACCCTAAATATAAACAAATGAGAAAAGAATGGAGACAGCGAGAGAATGAAATTAAGTTATAATACAGTAGAGAGTTTATTATTAAAGATTGAACATGAATTAACAGACATTCTTTTTGATTGGACACCTTATGATATTAAAGAAGAATTAGATAAAAAAGGTATAACAGTTATTGAATATCAAAAAGAAAAAACTAAAGATTTTGAAAATGATATTAAAACATTGTGGACCACAATAGAACCTCACATGAAAAGATATTGTAAAAATTATGAAGAACCCATCATAAAAAGTCCTGAAAAATTATTTGAATTTTTAAATAACATGGCAACTGAAGGAAAGAAAGCCTCAGAGGAATCTGTTATTGTTGCTGATAATAATGGTAATGTGATATCAAGAAAAGAGGGTTTAAACTAATGCCAACATATAGATTTAAAGATCATCATACAGGTGAAGTATGGGAAGAGTTGATGATGATTTCTGAAATGGAAGAGCTTGTCAAAACTGATACTATTGAATTATTACCACCAACACAAATGAATATTGTATCAAGTGTAGGTAGTGTTGATAGTAAAACAGATTCTGGTTGGAAAGAGGTGATGTCTAAAATATCAGAAGCACATCCTGCTAGTAATCTTGCTGAACGATATGGTAAAAAGAGTGTTAAACAAACACAAATTGAAAAGACAATAAATAAACATAGAGTCCGTAAGTCTAAAGGCGGAGGAAGATAAATATAAATGATACTATCGAGACACTCCAACACGCCAGCGATGGTCACGAAGTTGAGGGGTCAATCCGATAATGTATCTAAAAAGTGTGTAGCTACACCAATTAAGGAACAAACATGGCAGACTTTGATTTTTTAGAGGGGTTTGATACGGAAGGTGATTGGGGTTTTACCTCGGTCAAAGAGAAACCGTCAGATGAACAATCTAAACAAACAGAAACCGTTGTAAAACAAACAGCAGATAGTACTGCCAAGGCAGTTTCTAGCGATATAGTAAACAAATTAGATAGTAAACTAGATAAAGTTTTATCTTTAATTGGTTCTACTAAATCAGCAGTCAACGAAAAGAATCAAACAGAATTAGATATTGCTAAAAAACAAATGGATGATGAGTATGATTTAAGAAAAGATAATTTAGGCAAAGAACAAAAAGAAAAATATGCTAAATTAGAAAAACTTATTATACCGTTATTAATTAAATTAGCAAAATCACCAGAGGCGTATATACATTGGCCTAACAGAGCTCAAGTTATAGAAGCACAAGTTAAGAAGATAATAGAAATCACAAGGGGAAAATAATGGAAGACAATTTAGAATCAAGTTTAAAAGCGATATTACATCATGAGGGTGGTTATGTAAATCATCCTAAAGATCCTGGTGGCGAAACAAATCTTGGCGTAACCAAAAGAGTATATGAAGAATTTGGTGGCAAAAAAGACATGAAAGATTTAGTTGTTGCTGATGTAGCACCTATTTACATAGAGAGATATTGGGGTAAAATGAAATGTGATGACCTACCAGGTGGTTTAGACCTTTGTGTATTTGACTTTGGTGTAAATGCAGGACCAGGTAGAGCAGCAAAGTTTCTACAAAGAATGATTGGCACCACAGTAGATGGTGGCATCGGACCTAATACTTTGGCAAAAGTCAATGAATATGTCAAAGAAAATACTATTGAAGAAACCATAGAAAAATATCAAACTATGAGACAAGAATACTATGAAGATTTATCTACTTTTGCTACTTTCGGTAAAGGTTGGACTAGACGAGTTGAAGAAACTACTAAATTAGCGCTTGACTTAATCAAGTAAATCTGATATAATAATATTATGAATAAATTGAACACATTTTTACAAGACAGGTACGATATGAAAACATTTAATCATGTTGATTTATCTAAGTTTAATCCTATACTTACTCTACCAGAAGTAACCACTCAAACAATCAAAGGTAAAAGATTTTATATTACACCTGAAGGAAATAAGTATCCTTCTATTACAACAGTTTTATCTGGTAGAAATAAACAAGGTATAATGAGATGGCGTGAATCTGTCGGTAATGATGTTGCTAATCAAATTATGCGATCAGCCGCAAGTAGAGGTACAGCACTTCATACTCTAGTTGAAAACTATCTAAACAACGAAGAACTATCTAAACAAGATGTACTACCTGTCGCACTATTTACTATACTAAAACCTGAACTAGATAAGATAAATAATATTGTATTACAAGAAGGCGGCCTTTATAGCGACAAATGGGGAGTTGCAGGTCGTGTAGATTGTATAGCAGAATATGAAGGTAAACTTTCTGTTATAGATTTCAAAACCTCTTCAAAAGAAAAGAAAGAGGAATGGGTAGAAAACTATTTTATTCAGGGTGCAGCTTATTGTGAGATGTACGAAGAACGATTTAAAGGAAAAATAGATCAAGTTGTGATTCTTATTGTGACCGAAGATGGTGCTACTCAAACTTTTATAAAAGATAAAAAAGATTACTTACCTTTGTTAGAACCTGCAATAAGGGAGTTCAATGAGACATTTAAGACTGACTAATTTTATAAAGTTTGCTTTTATAATTATTTTTTTTATGATTATTACAAAAGAAGTTAGAGCAATACCTAATACAGATCCAGATTATACTATACCAGATGTTCAAGAGAACCCTGGATATCAGGGATTAATACCACAACAAATGCCTGTGTATTGTGGTGAAACAGGATTTGTACTTAGAACATCACAAGATTTGATGTTAGAAAGTCAATTAATAATTGGCGAAGTTAGAGAACAAGGATTACCAACAGGTAATCTTATAGGCATTATATCTTTTGGATATAGTGAAGAACGAGATTCAGGCACTTTTTTTATGACAATGCCACAGATTGCAGGTGGACTAACTTGCATATTAGGATACGGACTAAATTGGCATTGGTTTGATAGTGAAGGAAACAGGATTCTTGATGAAGATGATGAGAGTAAACAATAGGGACCTCGGGGCAGTACCGAGCGCCTCCACCAATCCTAGATAGACCGAATTAGGGGGCGAAATAGGATTGACCATTGACTAGAAATTGCATTGGAGAGGATAGTCGGAAGACTTTAAGTTCACTTTAAACGCAAACTATAATGAGTATGCAATGGCTGCCTAATTAGGTAGTCGGGGTTTGATCGGTGTACCTTGCAACAGAAACACCGACTGCTCATGAAAGGAGTTTATTATGTACGAAATCGTTACCATTCTATTACCAGTATCAATATTAATTGCTTGTGCTTATGTCATTGGATATATGTCAGGAAGTGAAGCAACAAAAGAGATTTATGATCCAACAATTCGACAATCAGACCTTGACAAAAGCAAAAAAATATAGTATAATAAAACTATGAGTATAATTACACCAAATAAATTTGCTTTACTTATAGAAAATATAGTTAAAACAAAAAGAATTAGTTACATAGACGCCGTTGTATTATATTGTACTGAAAATAGTATAGATCCATCAACAACAAAGTCTATGATTAATAAAACATTAAAAGAAAAAATAGCATTTGAGGCACAAGGTCTTAATATGTTAAAAGAAAAAACAGCAAAGTTACCAATATAAGGAAATATATGTTAGAAGTAATAATTATGGCATACACGATTACAATAGTCGGTGGTATTATAATACAAGCAGTAGGAATACAATAAGGAATAGATGAATGGTTTTGAAGTATATAAAACATATTTGGCAATCAAACTCCATTTCACAAGTAAAGGTCAAAGTTATGACTTTCATAAACACAACGGTAGAACAACTGCAAGATTGGAAACCTTTACTAAAAGACGGGATAGATATTTTTTTCATAAGCTTAGTAAATCTTATAACGATAGCACTATTGTTGATTATTTTGTCAGCAACTTTGTTAGTAATACTAACTTATGGGTTGGTGACATCATCGGTAAGTCTGGTGATGAAACTTATAAACACTGGTCAAAAAAACTAGAAGCATTACATTATTATTATGAACAAGACATTGATTACATTATAGAGAGAATGACAACTAAAGACATAAAGTTTAACGATTTATTTCTATCAATAGGTGGTCAACACCCTACTATAGTTAAAATGTTTCTAGCAAAAAAGATAAACTTTGAAACACTAATAATACTAGATGATATATTAAGATTTACTAAAAAATTAAATAAAGATATTACAGAAAAAGTATTATGGCCTAAAATGTTTGATAGAATGAAAAGATATAAACCATTTATGTCATATAATATTACAAAGTATAAAATCTCATTGAGAGATAAGATGAAGGAGATATAATGAGCGAAGATGATAAACAAGTAAAGACACAAGTATTTACACTAGGTGAGATAATTCTAAAATTAGAAATGCCTAATCACTTTGTCGAAGCTGTAAATAAAG